CGCGACTTCCGAAAACAAGCACGCGCTGGACGAGCTCTACACCAGCCTCAACTTCCATCCTGCCAGCGTGAGGATTGACAAGAGCATGAACGACGAGAAGGAGCGGATCATTTACATCTTCTCCAGAACCTGGGAAGACAACGATGGAAACGCCCATCCTTGGACAGAACTCTACACTCAGGAAGAACGCGCACGCTTTGAAGCGGCGCTGGATTAAGGAGGCTTCCACCATGACACACCCCATCAACCGCGCAGCAGTCCACCACATCCACACCCTGGCAGCCCACGGCGCACAGCTCCGCAACTCGGACGACGGCAGCCTGATCCCGCTGACCGAGGACTTCTACCGTAGAGCGGTGGAAGCTTGCCACAGCGGCGGGTACAACGCAGCCACCTACGAGCTGGTGCTTCCGGACATCGATGGCGAGTTCTGGCTGGCCATCTGGAAAGACGGTCACGTCGACTCTGGCAGCCCGAAGAGCATTTGCGCTTGTCTGGACCGCTGAGGCGCACAGGGCGGCTACAAAGGGGGTCTTCGGGCCTCTTTTTGTCGTTTGCTCGAATGTGACTATAGGGTTATGGAATGGTTGTCAGGTTCAGAGGGAAGATTTGCAGCACAAAAATTGTTCAAAATAAATTCAAACAAAAATCTTGATTAAAAACGCCTTATATGGTAAGATAGAGCCATCTCAGATAGGAGGTGTGGCGATGAAACTGCTTCGAGTGAAAGCCAGCCATTTCAAAAACTGCGCTGATGACTTTATCATTGACCTTACCCCAAAGGCAAGGAAATCTACAGAGGATAAGGAGTATGAGCTTCAGGAGGTCGCGCCGGAGCTGTATGCGTTTAATACGACCGCGTTCATCGGAAAAAATGCATCTGGTAAGACGACCGCTATAGAGCTTCTGGACTGTGCGTATTCCATTCTCGGGGATTTCCGACTGGAGGATAAGCACTACAGCTATGACGATGTTCTGCTGGAGATTACCTTTTACCATGACGGATTCCTTTACCGTTATGTGACGGAGCTTGCCTCTGGGAAGACCATGGGCAACCAGGCTGTGTTCCGGAATGAGCATATTTACCGGAAAGTATACTATAAAACGAACGTGAACGGGATCTATGATGACCAGGACTATGAGGAGCTGACGGATCTCGGAGATCTTCCGGAGGACACATCCAACATCTTCTTTATCCTGAAAAAGAAGCAGACCAGAGCGGTGTTCTTTGACAGCTACAGCGGAGGCGCGGATACCTACCAGCTTCTTTTCAGGGCGCTCAAGAATTACGATATCAGCATGGATGTGCTTGCAAAGATCATCCGTATTTTTGATGAGAACATCAAGGAACTGACGCGGCTTGATGACCACAACTACCGTGTCGTTACGGAGCATGAGGAGCTGGTCATGTCGGATACCCAGTTGGTGTATTTCCTCTCCAGTGGTACAACCAAGGGAATCCTGCTCTACACGTTGATGGTAGCGTCGCTTAAAGAGGGCTTCGACCTGCTAATCGACGAGGTGGAGAATCATTTCCATAAGACGCTTGTGGAGAACATGATCAGTCTGTATAAAGACAAGGGTGTGAACCGAAAAAACGCTACGCTTGTTTTTACCACGCATTATTGCGAGGTTCTTGATCAGATGGGACGGCAGGATAACATCTGGGTATGTAACGCCAACAGCCACATCCATCTCGCCAACATGTACGAGGCCTATCACATCCGACCGGTGCTGCTCAAGAGCAAGCAGTATTACAACAACGCTTTCCGGACAGCTGTGAATTACGACGACCTCATGGCGCTGAAGAAGGTGCTGAAGAAGTGAAACGCCTGATCATGTGTGAAGGGCCGAATGAGCTGAAGGTCATGAACATCCTTCTTGAAAATGATGCTCTGATTTTCACGGAGGACGATCTTCTGGGATTGACGGCTTATCATGCAAGGCAGATCAAGTCAAGCGCCCAGGTGCGCACGGCGCTCAACCTGTATCCGGGGAATGATGTGCTGGTCATGCGCGTAGGTGACAAACAGACGGACAAGCTGACGATTCCTGCCGATTACAAAGAGAAGATCACAGGCGTTGAGAAATACTGCACGATGCCGGAGCTGGAAATGCTCCTGATCATCTCTGAGGGGCTTGTCAAGGAATACGAAAAAGTGAAATCCGAAACAGACCCGAAGGCATTCGCCAAGGCCCATATCGTATACAACAGGACACGGTATGACAACAGTACACAGTTCTTTGAGAACTACTATGGCGGCGATTGTAATAAGCTGATTGCAGCGATCCGGGAATACAAACGGATCAAGGGCTCCCACAGGAAAGACGAGCTGTATCTGGCAGATCTCCTGAAATAAAACCGATTGACCTCGCCCGTGCGGCGGGGTTTTTCTATGGGCAAAACTGCTTCACTTCCTATGCTATTTTTTGTGCACTATACTCCTCAGAATTATCGCAGAAATGACTTGCTATTTCCTCCGATCAGAGTGATATATACACATGCCGAAAGGCACAGAACAAAGAACGACGGAGGGCAAAGACCATGAAGAACAGCGAGAACATCAAGCGCACCGAAGAATACACCGAGAACACCGCCTGCTGCTACCGGCTGCCGAACACCAGCACGATGGAAAACCTGAGCATGAAGGTTTGCGCCGGGGAAGGCGCGGTCCTGAAGATGGGCGACAAGGTTCTGGTTACCGACCACGCCTGGAGAGGGTTCATTGCCGGAGTTTACGAGTTCATTGAGGACGAGGAAGAGTCCGGCTACAGCTACATTGAATGCCGCCTGAACCTGATCGCCATGAGCAACGAGACCTTCGAGGACGGCGGGCACGCGATCGCCTGGGCCATGGCGCAGTGAGGAGGATGGGAGCATGAAGAGCAACGCGTACTTTGATGAACTGACCCGAATTGGCCGCGAGTGGGAAGAAAAGCACGAAGCACATAAAGCCCGCAAGCAGGAGATCATTGACACCTATGGCTGGGACAGCGAGGAGCTGAAAGCCTGGTATGCTGAAGAGGAGCAGATGAAGTTCCCCTACAGCCAGGGAGCCTGCAAAGCCTACCGCGCCTGGCGTTACAGCACCGGCGGTGAGGTCCAGATGGACGATTTCTGCTGGGAAGGCGAAGAGACCCACGACTTTATTGATACCCTCCGGAAGGCAGGCATTAAAACCTTTGTGCTGACGAATCAGTCGACCGGCCTCATGACAAACCTTCACGGCTTTGCTGCCGAGGGCTGCGAGATGCTCAGCCTTTGCATGATCACAAAGAAGGATAACCGCTGGGGTGAGGAGACGGAGGAGCAGATCCCTGGCATCCGATTCAAGGTAAACTGACACAGCAGAGCAGGCAGAAGGAAGGGGCTGACGAGGACTGCGGTCCAGCGCAGCCTTTTCCCTCTGTCTACTGTGTGTATGTACCAGTTCTAAGCGCCGGATTCGGCGGAATCTTTGGTGGATAATTTCTCGGATTTCTCGCAGATATAACTTGATATATCTGACGAGTAGAGTGATATATACACATGACGAAAGGCACAGAACAAACCGAGGAGGACACCACCATGAAGAACATTTACCAGCTGAGAAACGAATTCACCCTGCGCGAATACAACACGGCGATTAGCCGCGAGGATTTTGAGAAGCATTTCACCAGGACCCGCGAGAAGGTGCGCTTCACCTTTGCAGGCTGGGATGGCAAGAGCTACGATAACGAAAGCCGCAGCGCCAGCGTCTACCGCACCGACATCCAGGGTTATGAGGATGCCCGGTTCATCAAGGTCGGCAAGCATCTCCACTACATCATGGAAGACGAGTTGCGGGTGGAGAAAGCCACCGGAGAAGTGCATCCGGAAGCCAGCTGGCTGGTGGATGTTTTAAGAGCAGAGTAAAACAACCGATCACGATACAACAGGGTCTACGGAGCAAATCCGCAGGCCTTTTCTTTATGCCATTTTTCGAGGAAGGAGGAATGCCCCGTGGCGACCAGAGGAAGAAAACCGACGCCGACCGTGATCAAAGAGCTGGAAGGCAACCCTGGCAAGCGACCGCTGAACGATGCGGAACCGAAGCCCGATAAGAAAGCGCCACCTTGCCCCAAGTGGCTGGAACCGGAAGCAAAGAAGGAATGGCGCAGATTGTCAAAACGACTGGAGCAGATCGGTGTGCTGACCGAGGTTGATCAGGCGGCCTTTGCATCATATTGCCAGGCTTATGCCAGATGGAAGGAAGCGGAGGAGTTCATTTCCCAGCACGGGACCATCGTGAAGACGCCCTCCGGCTATTGGCAGCAGGTCCCGCAGGTGTCAATCGCCCAGACCTACTTGAAGATCATGAACAAGATCGCAGAGCAGTTTGGTCTGACGCCTTCTTCCAGAAGCAGGATCATTGCCGGTGCTGAAAACAATGGAAAGGGCATTGACGAGATGGAAGATCTGCTGGGAGGTGGATGATGGCTGAGACAAGACCAAAGAGCATCCCCAAGCTGCAGGATTATAAACCAACCCGGTTCATGTTGCCGACATCGCACTATGATTCTGAGAAAGCGGATCGAGCGGTGAAGTTCATCGAAATGCTCAAGCATACCAAAGGCAAATGGGCAGGCAAACGCTTCTGGCTTTTTCCCTGGCAGGAACAGGTCATCCGGGACATCTTCGGAATTGTGAATGAGAGCGGAAAACGCCAGTTCCGTACAGCGTATGTGGAGATCGGGAAAAAGAACGGAAAGAGTGAACTAGCCGCTGCGGTGGCGTTGTATCTCCTGTATGCAGACAATGAGCCTTCTGCGGAAGTTTACGGCGCAGCGGCGGACCGGCAGCAGGCGTCTATCGTATTTGATGTTGCCAAGCAGATGGTAGATATGACGCCTGCGCTCCTGAAACGCTCCAAGATCATGGCGGCGACCAAGCGTATTGTGAATTACAGCAACGCCGGTTTTTACCAGGTGCTTTCTGCTGAGGTTGGCACCAAGCATGGACTGAATGTATCCGGCCTTGTGCTGGATGAGGTTCACGCCCAGCCCAACCGGCAACTGTATGACGTTCTGACCAAGGGCTCCGGTGATGCCAGAGAACAGCCACTGTATTTCCTGATTACTACGGCGGGAACGGATCGGGAGAGTATCTGCTACGAGCTGCATATGAAAGCGCTGGATATCCTCGCCGGACGGAAGATCGATCACACATTTTATCCTGTTGTCTACGGTCTCTCCGACGATGATGACTGGACGGATGAGAAGAACTGGTACAAAGCGAATCCCAGTCTTGGCCAAACCATCCAGATCGAGCGCGTGCGGGATATGTTCCACGATGCCCTGGATAATCCGGCGGAAGAGAACGTATTCAAGCAGTTGAGGCTCAACATGTGGGTGTCGAGCCTGACCCGGTTCATTCCGGAGCATATTTACGACCTCGGCAATGAACCTATCAATATGGAGGCGCTGAAAGGCCGAGACTGCTACGGTGGACTGGACCTTTCCAGCACGGGCGATATCACAGCTTTCGTGCTGATGTTCCCACCGAGGAGTCAGACGGAGAAGTACATCATGCTTCCATTCTTCTGGATTCCAGAAGACACGATACCGCTGCGGGTACGCCGGGCTTCGGTTCCATACGATGTCTGGCACAAACAAGGGTACATCAACGCGACGGAAGGGAATGTGATCCATTACGGATTCATCGAGAAGTTCATCGAGGACCTTGGCAAGCAGTATCACATCTGTGAGATCGCATTTGACCGCTGGGGAGCGACTCAGATGGTGCAGGATCTGGAAGGGATGGGCTTTACCGTCGTACCCTTCGGGCAAGGCTACAAGGATATGTCTCCACCGACGAAGGAGTTCTACAAGCTCCTGATGGAGGGGAAGATCATTCACGGCGGCAATCCGGTCATGCGCTGGATGGCGGGGAATGTTGTGGTAGACAGAGACCCTGCGGAGAACATTAAACCGACGAAGGCAAAAAGCCCTGAAAAAATCGATGGTATTGTAGCTGCCATCATGGCCTTGGATCGCTGCATTCGTCACGAGGAACAGGGCAGTGTATATGACGATCCGGAGCATGGACTCTGGGTATTTTGAGGAGGACTGAAATGGGCTGGAGAGAATGGTTCGGCTTTTCAAAGCCGAGAGATGCTCCCGATACAGAGCTACCAAAGGTGGAAGACAACGTCCGTGATTCGGGCGGTGTTTTTGTCTTCGGGCAGACACTCAGCGGGGAGCGGGTAGATGAGAAGTCCGCACTACAGATCGCAACGGTCTACGCCTGTGTCCGACTTCTGGCGGAGACGGTGGCAAGCCTGCCGCTGCATCTGTATAAGCTGACGGATAAGGGCGACGGAAAAGAACGCGCAACGGATCACCCGCTGTATAAGATTCTGTACCGGCAGGCAAATCCGGAGATGACGAGCTTTTCCTTCCGGGAAGCCATGATG